GCGCAATAGTGCCCCTTGGAACCGAACCCCAAAGGGGAAAGCCTCTGTTACCGCGACCGACTCACCTGCCATAGGATTGCACCCGGGCTAGGGCCTGGGTGCGTGCCGCCTCGGAGCTCAGCTCCCCCCGCCTCAAAGCCAAAATGTCGAAAGGTACCCCAGCGCAAAGCTGGGCCGCGCAAGACTGCGCCAGGGGGCACCGGCCGCACACCCCTGATCGGGGATGATAGCCATAGGTGGTAGAAAACATCCCCGCCATGCAATCTGCCGCTCTACCATCCTTCAAGAATTGTTGTTTGAGCAGCTCGACCGCTGGGAGAATGTCCACATTCGGATCAAAGCCAACACCTGCCGGCTGGGCTTGCCGCTGCCGGAGCTCCAACATCCGATAGTCCGCGCAATCGGGAAACTTGCGCAGGTGCTTTTCAGACTCCAGGTGGGCGCGCTCCAGCTTGGGGGCGTAAAGCCACCGGCGACTGACAAACAAGGAGCAAAGCCACTCACGCGCCGCCAACCCGCGGACGCTGCACCAGGCCGCCATCGACTCGAACAACTTGAGGCGCGCAGACGTGGCTTTCATCTGCCGCAGGTATGGCCGCTCGGCCCGCATCCGCTTGTAATTTGCGGTGTGGGCCTTGTAGAACAGATAGTCCCCAAACAGCACTTCCGCTTGCGCCATGGGGCCTACTCCGCCAGCTGATTGCGGAGCTCCGCTTTCTCGGCGGCGCTCAGCACCTCGTCGTGATACACATCGATCTCGACGGTGGACCCGTCCAGCAGGGCCTCTTCCCGCTTACCGGCCACCAGCGTGCCCCGGTGTACGCGATACGACGTGATCAAGCTCATCAGCTGGGCCACCTCGTCGGGCCATTGAAGCGCGTCTACCAAGTCCAGGGCATTGAACACCAGATACTTGCGGCCGCTGGCCTCCAAAAAAGACTTGAGATGGGCGGGGCTCTGCATCGACACCCGCGCCATCGCCTCTTGCCTTTCCTTTGAAGAAACACCCGCCGTCGGAAGGTCAACCATAGCAGTCTCCTTTAGCCCAATGTGTGCAAGAAACCGCCCCAGCGCCGGGGACAGGGGGGACCGACGCTGGGGCGAGAATCATAACACCCGGCCAGCATAACACAGGTACGCTAGGCCGAGCAACGATCCTCACCTCCATTAACGCTGAACCCCCTATTTCCGGCAACTCGATCCAACCAGCCCGGAAAATCCCGGGCATGATCCAACACGTCCACCTCAAAGGTGGGCTCACTCCAATAGACCGCCAGCCGGGCCTTACTGTGATCCAGGAGCTTGCGGTGATGCCGATCCGCGAAGTCCACCACCAGCGCGTCCCTCTTACCCGGGACGGCCGTGGCCGACCGGTAGAGGGCCTGGACCAAACTCACCTCCGCCTGCTCCCCCCGGGCCAGCACCAGCGCATCCGTGGTAGGCAAGTCCACCCCTTCCCCCAAGATCGTTGTGCCGATCAGCACCTTGATCTCCGCCCCGTCATCAAACGAGGCCAGCGCCCGGGACTGCCGGTCCCGGGCCATGTCCGTCGAAACAAACTCGGCCACGTCGAACTCGGCGCCCTTGGGCGCCCTGGGCAACAAGGCCTTGAGAATGTCCTTGAGCATCCGGCCCTGCCGCTTTGTCCCAACAAGGACCAGCGGCCGCCGCCCCGCCTGGACCAGCATAAGCGCCGCGTGGGCCACCATCTGCTGCCGGAGGGCGTGCTCATGGATACCATGCCGCCCATGGCCTGTCTGGAAGTCTGGCGGCACCCCGCGAAGCATAGGTCCTCCAACCGGGATAAACACCGCCTTGGACGGGACCAGGTGCCCCAAGGCCACAAGATCCTCCGAGCTCACCCGATGAATCACCCGCGAGATCAGCGCGTGCATCGCCAGCGCATCCGCGCCCGATCGAAAATGCGTCCCGGTCATGCCGAACCGAAAATAGACGTGGGGGCACCGCTGGAACAGGCGCTTGTAGGTCGGCGCCGCCGCGTGATGCCACTCGTCGACCACCAGCACTTGCCTTGTGGAGAAAAACTCATCGGGTAGACCCGCGGCCGTGGCCGCGGTGCAGACCACCACCCGCGCCAGGCCGGCCGCCGCCGCATTTTTGGCGCCGATCAGGTGGATCGCGTAGTTCTTACCCACCAAATCCTCCAGGGTAGCCACGGTCTGCCGGACGATCCGATCCGTTGGCGCCACCCAAAGCGTCGGCCGGGCCAGGCGGCGCACGATCTCGGTCATGGTCCGGGTCTTACCCGACCTGGGCGGCATGTCCAAGATGCCCCTCCCCGCCTCAATCGCCTTTTCAACGGCCTCCGCCTGGTAATCGCGCAAAGGGATCTCCCGGGGCTCCGGGATGTCCCCCTCCGGCACCTCCCTGAGATCCTGGACCTGGACCTGATAGCGGTACTTCGCGCAATGGGCCAGCACATGGGGAAGCAGCCCCGTCGGAAACCACGCGGGCTGTGTTTTCGGGGTGTGAAACAGTTTGACCCACCCGTCCCATCCGCCGGCCTCACCGTCGGCCCACGGGAGCTGGGCCATGGTGATGCCCATCCGCTCTGCGGTCTCCGCCTGGGGCGTCGGGTACCGCAGCTCCAGATCCAGGACATGGCGCAAGAACGGATCCAATCCTAACAGCCGGGTGCGCTCGTTATCGACGCTGAGATGGATCACGCGCCCTCCCGCTCCCCGCCAAACAAAAATGAGCTCCCAGGGGGCCGATTGGGGGGATGGGGGGAACCCGCCGGCTATCCCTGGGAGCTCTATGCGCTCCGAACTCCGCTCTATTCTGCTGCAAGACGCACCTCTAGCCTTAATACCTCAAGATCCATTGGATCCAGTTTGACCTACTTGTCGCACTCCTGTCCTCAACAGAGCTGATCCCAATCCCATGCAAAGCATCCCGAAGGGAAAGGGTAGCGCGAGTAAGCGAGAGCTACTCTCATTAACGTTGAACCCCTCGTTTCCGGCAAGTCTAAAACGACCCCCCAGCCTAAATCACACCTAAATTGTTAGGATCACTAACAAAGAAAATTTCAACTCACCAGGCCTTTAGAGTCTCCCGAGCCCCCCAGATCACCCCAACTGTAAGGATAACCGACACCGTAGCCACGAAAGCAGGGTGCTCGTACCAGGGAGGGGAGCTTGCCTCCTCCAGCCTTGTTAGAAGCAATTTCCTTTCCGATTCCCAAGCCTTAGAATCAATCTCATGGAGGCGCTTCTCCAGGTCCAGCTTTAGGTTTAGGCGCTTTTCTTGAAATTTCAGCTCTAAATTCAAGCGCTTATCGCAGAAAGTTGCCTTTTGCCCCAAATCGATCGCCAGATCTACGCTCAAGAGCTGCCCGTCAAAGGGCGCTATCTCGCCTTTAGAGAGCTCCTGAGCACAGTTTTGGGGATTCGTAGGGTCACAGTAGGGTTCACCCTGGGCAGGGCATCCTAGCGTCATTAGAGCGACGAGGATGGCTCTTTTAGCGCCCAGCGCGGACCAGGAACTTTGCCAGCTTCTCCGGGTCATGCCGCAGCTCCTTAGCCTGGGCCGCCTGGGCGGCGTCCAGCGCGTCCAGCTCAGCCCGGTATTGATCTTCTAGGACAGAAGCCGCGGCTTCTGTCCCCAGCTGGGCCTTGAGCTTTCTGGCCTCAGCTTGGGCGTCGATAGCCGCGAGCTCGGTCCGTACCCAGCGCGCCGGGTTTTCCCGGCGCCGAAAAATCCCCCAAAGGATCCCGATGAGCAGGACCCCCAGGGGGATGTACCAGTGATCGCGAAGCCAGGTCACTTTTTCAGCTCGTCACCGGGATCAGATTCCGCGCCCATGTCCAGCTGGGACAGCTTGCCGTCCTGGTACCGCATCCGAATTGCCTTGACGGCCTTGCCTCCTAGAACGTAGCCCAGGAGCGCATAGAACACCTGGAGCATCCCCGGCGGGAGCTCCACGACCTCCGCGTCCAGGACCGCACGCCGCCAAACCCAGACCATCGCGCAGGTCACGATCAAAAGGAGCACCCGGCCGATCGACATGACCATCCGCCCCTCTTTCTCTTCCATGACCAGCGATCCGACGTACTTGTAGATCCAATCGCTCAAGCACTTGCCTACCTTCTCGTACCACTTCATTGCTTATCCTTTCCCGGCGGCGCTTCCTCCGCCGTTTCCGTCATCAGGACTTGCCCCAGATCTGCCAGGAGGGCCGCTTGGAGGGCCTGGTGGCCGGCCTCTTCCTTCTCCAACCGCTGCACCTGCTCCTGGGCCTTCCCCAAAGCCAAGGATGTCCGCTCGATCCCGGTCTGCGCGTCCAAGATCTTCTTGACCAGGTAGCGCCCCAGGTCCGTTGTAGGTTGCCGTTTGCCGTTGAGGGCCTCCAGCGCCAGCTGCCGTTGCATCTCCTGTCCGCGTTGCACTAAGTCCAGCGGCGCCTCGGTCATCGTGGGTTTTTCTTTCGGTTTTGTCATTGATCACCCCGTAGGTTGTTGAGGGACTGACATCAAGCGATGGAAGTCCAATAGGGAATGTAGGCTATCGTGGTGCCAACATAGATCTTGATAAAGCCAGCGTTGTTGTTGCTGCCGGAAAGAACGTCGCCGGCGCCTGCGGTGGTGGATCCCGTGTCGCTCGTAAAGGTGGTAGTCGAAGCCAGGCCCCCGGGACTCGCCACGTCGGCTCGCAAGTATGCTGCGCGAACACCGCCATTAACGTCCATGAAAGAAAATTCGTCTCCGCCATTCCGATCGAAGGTCACCGCGAGCGAGTCCCCAATACCCGAAGACCCGGAGGACCAGAGCTGGAGCTTGCCCTCATCAGCAGAGCCGAAGATGAATTTCCACTGATCGTAATCCGTGCCCACGCCGCTATCACCTTGCAGCATAAACCCGGATCCCCCAAAGGGCGCAAAAACCCGCACGTAGTCGACGGCTTGACCATCGCGCTGGATGTCTAGTGCCGTAACTGGGTTTGCGTCATTCGCGTCCCGCATTTGAATGTCAAGCTTCCCTTGATAGAAATCAATCCGCCAGTTTTCTTCATCCGCGGCAGACGCGGTGGACTCGATGTCGATGAATGTGTGTTGGGCCAAAGCGCCCAGCGACAGGCTCTCCCAGTTTTTTCTCCCGGTGGACTCCTCCTCATAGCAAGTACCCAGGCGGGCGTCGGTGTCGAGGGGGATCAGGTCTCCTTGCATTTGTATTTCATCGACGCCGGTGCCGGCCTCCCGCACAAAGCGCATTCCGATTACCGCCACCCCGAATGCGTCATTCCAGGTGTAAAGCGTAAGCGTGGCGCCGGTCCCGCCATCGTTTGCGCAGCGTAGCTCCCAGTATTTTGCGTCCGTGTCCGCGTCCGCGTCCGCGATCCAAATCTTAGCGGGATTGCCCACATCACCCATAACCCCCAGCACTTCGGCCCACATAGAGCTGGCCCGATGCCCCGAATGCGTACCAAAGCTCCAATCGCCGATTGCGCTGGTCACGTCGTTAACAAGCTCCAGATTCCGTGTGAGATACAGATCTCGCCACCCAAAGCCAGGATCGCCCAAGTCATAGGTGTTAGCGGCCCCAGGCCAACAGCCGCCGTTCCCGCCATCACCCTCACCAACGAACATGACTTCCGTTCCATTTTGCTCCCAGATCCACCACCGGAGGCCAGCATCGCGCTGGACATAAACCTTCATGTCGGTGTCCCAGCGCATCGTGGGATCGTTGCCGCTGTCTTCCAGCGCAAGCCCGAAGTCGGCGTCACCCACATTCAAGCGGTCCTCCGTCGGGTCAGCGTCAAAGCCCACGTTCAGGCCGCCGATGTCCCTCGAATACCATTTGCGGAGGCCCCGACCTTTGATGTCTTCCAGACATTGCCTGGTCGCGGCCGTGAACATTTGCAGGTCGGAGACGCCGTAAGCTCCGCGGTCCGCATTCCGATCGTTGGCGCTCCCTCCGCCATCCGAGGACCACCCGGACTCAAATGCCGTGGTAGCGCCTTCGTCGCCCTCGAAGAACATGGGCCGTTTTTCGTCCAGGGAGGAGATCGCCCCGGCGGCTACCGTGACTTCTCCGATTTTCAGCCATTCCGATCCCGGGGTGCTCGATTCGATCCGGGTGGACCAGGCCGGGCTTTGCCGGGTGTTGATGGTCTGGATGTACTCCTCACCGGCGCCGGCGGGATCCCAAAACACCCGCGCCTCCGCGTCGGATGCGTTGAAGTCGAATCGAACATAGATCCCGTAGGTGCCGTTGACGTAGCCGCTCACGTCAATGATCTGAGAAGCATCCCCGTCCGTGGTGAGCATCCCGTATTGGAGCTCGCCGTCATAGCGGGTCGCCAGGATCGCCTTGCCTCGGGTAACCTGTATCTGGGCGCCGGCTGGGTTGGACAAGTCGAACCCGGACAAGACCCATTTGCGGCCACGGGCCGGGTCGCAAGCGAACTCGCTCAGGAGCTCCGCCCGGTGGGTCACCGGGGTGTTGGCGGTGAAGCGGAAATCGTCCACGTCGATCCGCTCATTAGACTCCACTCTGATCTTTTTTGCTCCGCTCATGCGCTAAGCTCCTCAGGATAACGGCTCGAATACTGGGATCACCCCTGCGACCGTCAGATCGTCCAAGTAGGCCTCCACAAATTCGAGTATATCCGACAGGTAGAAGGGGTAAAGCTCATACGTCGCCGGCGGCCCCGCCGTCAGCACTTCATTCTCCGCAGCGGAGTGCGCCGCCTGCGCGGATAGAACGTCGGTGTGTTGGACATCCAACCAGATCCCGGACCCCCAGAGGCTTTCGCGCAGCGTCCCCACGGCGCCGGCCAGACTTCCCGCGTCCGATAGCACCCAGTCCAACCCCGATTCAGTGGCGAAAGCCGGATCCAGCCGGTAGGCAAGGTCCTGCTCAACAGCTAAGGTGCTCACGGTGACCTCGCACACGTTGGTTTTTTGGGCAACGGGCGAAGCGAAGGACTCCAGGTCCACCAGGGTTTCAGGCTCTAGCAGTTTGTCGATCGTGTAAGACCCATCGTTACCCAGTGAGCTCCCGGACAGCACAATGGTCTTGCCCAGATCATCGGGGAATTGAAAAGCATCGGCGTCATCGATCACAACCCGTGAGCTGGTGGTCACGTCCGCGTAGTCGGGACGGAGCGGTCCCTCCAGCGTAACTATGCCCGGGCTAACGTAGGTGGCGACGACAAAGCGGCCGTTGTTGTTCCCGCCCTGGGCGTTGGTTATGGCGCTATCTGTGATGCAAATCGCCTTCCCCACGTCGCCAGCGCCTAGTTCCGGTGTACCCAGGTTATCGTCAAATTGCGTCGGGTTGGCCGTGGCCACGGTGCCCGCGGTCCCGTAGTAAGCCCAGAAGTCCTCCAGGTTGTTGAAGGCCACCGAAATCTCTTTCACGAAAAAGCCTAGCGTGGACAGCCCCGATAAGCACCCGAAGTCTGCGTAGTGCCCAGAGTCCACAGCAAAGGCCGTAACCGCCTGCGACTCCTCCAACGAACCATTCACCCAGAGCTCCGCGATCGTGCCGTCCGAGATCACCGCGATGTCATGGAACTCATCTCGATCGAGCTCGACCGCAGATCCTAGCACGCTCGATCCATCAGTGAGCGCGACCTTGAATGTCGCCCCCGTGGTGCCCTGGATAATAGATGTTCGCACCTTCCGCGCCCCGTTGGCCGCGCCCCATTGGAGCTGAGCAGCGCCGGTGCCCAGGGCGGCCCCGGTAGGGATCGCGATCAGCGCCCGCATCGAAAATTTCCCGAAGCCCGATGAAAGCGCGGCGCCGTCCGCATCACTGACCTCATAGTACACGGTGCCCCCGGTCGAGATGAAACCCGTATAGAGGCCAGGGTTATTAGCGACGGCGGTGCCCTCCGCCTCCGAACCCGCGTATGTCCAGGGGTAGCTCGTGGTTCCTTCCGGGAATTCCGCCGAGGCCGCCGAAGGAATCTGAGATCGCAGATCAAAGTCAGCCTGCAAAGGGTGTGTTTTGATGCGGTTGACCCGAAGGGGCGCCGCACCCAGCGTAACCGACCCCAGCCCCGCGTCCACCTCCACGGTCTCTAAGTCCCCCAGGTAGGCTTTTCCAGCCGGCGTGTCACTCTCAAAGTAGGTCGAGCTGATCCTGATAAACACGCGGCCCGGGTAGAGCACCCGGTCCTCGTAGATCTCATAATTTCCGGCCCCGACCAGGGCTTCTAAAGCCAATTCCAGCCCATAGACGGTCCCCTTAGGGTTGTAGGCCAGGGCCTTGATCACTTCCCGGAATTGATCATCATCCGAAAACATCGGCAACCGTGAAACGCCGATATTCCGCCCCAAGGCGTAGAGATCCGCGCCCTCGGCATAGTCCACCAGGAGGGCGCGTCGCAGCAGGTCTAGCGCGCTGTATGCCCGGGTAATGTCTACGACCACGGAATCGTCGCGGTGGTCCGTCGCCGCGCCTGCTATGCTGGCGCCAGCCTGGATATGCGTGATCCCCGTCAAACTGGAAATGGTTTTCCCTGTGTAGGCGTACTTGACACCATCGAGGGACACCAACCCTGAATCCTCCCAGTCCAGGGTGGACTCAACTAGAAACGATGTGTCCCCCTGGGCCGCGACGGCGGTAAGCCTGGTCATGCGTAGCCCGGCAAGCCCGTTGTTGGCCTCGCCCATCACCCCCGTCAGGGCCTCTAAGACCCCCAGGTCTCCGCGTTGTCCCGGAGCCGCTGGCGCGATAAAGTCGAGGGTCAAACCGCCTGCATCCATCGGATTTCCGGCCGCGTCCAGCAGGGATGCGCTCACGGTGACCCGATAAGTCTCCCCTTCCGACATGATCCCGGACAAGCTCAGCACGACGTAGCTGGGTGTAGTACCCGGCCCCAGGGTGACCGCGGTGACGGATACTGCATCGCCGGCGCCCGTCGGCGCCACGGTGTAACTTCCCGTTGAACTCAAAGCCGCATTCGCGGTCATGGCTTCGTCAAAAATCACCTGCAAGCCCAGGCCTGGAAAACCCACGCTGTCCAGGGAGGGACCTATACCGGTGCCCGTGCCGCTGCCGGAAAGAGGACTCATGGCGCCGCCTCCACTAGATGGATTGTGAGAGTGTACGTTTCCGCATCCTTTTGCTCCGTGGTCTCCAGATCCACATAGCTCGGATTAGTCGCGGACTCCGGTGTGACCGACACGACAGATAGAGCAGGGCTGAACTCGTAATTCAACGCATTCCGCAAAGCCGCGTTGTCCAAGACCGGCACCGTGAAAGTCACTCGCCAGGAGGTCGAAGACGTGCTTACCACTGAGGCAATGTCAGCCGCCGCCGAAGCGGACGCGGCCTCTTTTTCCTCGATATATCCTTGATGCTGCCACACCATGTCATCCGGGTGCGTAGGATAGAGCATGGCCGGATACTCCGTGCCACTTGTGCTGGGCCACGGCCCGACTGCGAATTTCAAATCTGTTTGGTTATACATGCGACACAGCGTCACCCGGTAGTATTCCGTATCTGGCCCTTTGTCCACGACCAGCGTGTCTCCGTGAGCCATCAGATCGCAGTCTGCTGAGATCACATACGGCAGAGTGGCCCGGACCTGCTGCCCGTCCATGTACGCTCCGTCGTAAAGAGCTATCGCATCAGCGATATAGAACCCGTTTGGAGTAGGGTCCATGTCTGCGAGGCTCATTTCTCCGCAGTCGTGATAACGGCAAAAAGCTGCGGCTGGATACAGCCGCCCACGGATCGAGTTGCACACCCACGCCTCAGTAGAGCCTTCGTAAATCACGACAGCGATGATCGCATCCAGCCCTACCAGCGACCCGGCAGAAAAGCTCTGCGTCACCCCAGACAAAGTGAGACTGGTCCCGTTGATCTCTTCCAGGGTCACGACATCAACGTGCGCGTCTTCTAGCGCCTCGCCATCCGGGGTCTGGTTCATAATGTGCAGCTTTTGTTTCACTCGAAGCTGTCCTGTCAGGTCACGATCCACCGTGACTGTCACTTCCCCGGTGTCGGATAGATCGCTCACTAACCTCCCGACGCCGGCAAGCTCTGGGACTATATTGCGGAGCGGTAGCCCGAACCCGAGAAAATAATGAGTCGCGCCCTGCTCTGTGAACATCCAAAACGAATACTCATCCACAACGCAAATCCACTTCACGTCCGTCGTGTCGTCGATCTGAATCAATCCGTTACGAGCGGTCAAAGCTCCCTGGTGTCCGGTGTGACTTGTCGGGGACCAGTCGTAATACGGATAATACGTCGGCTGCAAAACACTCTCGTCGATCAAAATCCAAATGTCTGTATCACCCTTGTTTGCCCCAGACCCCAGGTTCCGATCTCCAACTGAATGATAAACGTACTTGTTCGCAGCAGGGGTGTCGGCTAGCTGCCATGCGGCCTCACCGTTGCTGATTACGGATGCCAGTTTGGACCGTATCAACGCCGCCAGGGTCGCACGATTTGTCGTGCCAGAAATTGTGCCGCTCGAAAATTGTGGATTCCGGGCCATGTCACGCCTCGCTTATCGGGCCGATGGCACAATACATTTCAGCGTCCACAATGCCTGCTCTTGGGAAACACAAAAACTTCTGGTCCGGATCACAGTCCTTGTAGATCACCACCCCCAGCCCAAGTGCGTCCCGTGGGACACCGAACAGAAATTGAGCCCGTCCCATCGGCCTATCGTAGCCACCGACTAAACAGCACACGGAGACCGGCCACATATACCATGCCCCGGTGCATCCTGGTCTTGTCTCAGTAATTGTCTGCGTGACCTTTGATCCTGTGAGAACTTCGAGGTCATAGGTAGTAGAAATCGGCGTCCCATCCGAACGAACAGGGCCATACCCGACATCAGAACTAACCGTGAACATCGCGCACCGTGGAGCCCAGCCGATCAAAGACCCGATTTCAAACGGCGTGCTCGTAATTCCAGATACCGTGACCGATGATGATCCAACAGCCACCACCGTCACGATGTTCACATTCGCCGTTTTTAGCGCCTGCCCATCAGGCGTCCGGTTCATCAGCCACAGCTTTTGGCCAGCTCTGATCTTTCCAGTCAAATCTCGGTCGAGAGTCAAAGTCTGCACTCCGGTCCCGGAGGTCGCTACTGACAGCCTGGCAATCCCGTCCTGGTGATAATCGTGCTGGATGGGCTGTCCGATCCACACGACATTCGATCCGTCCTCCTTCGCAAATAGCGCAATCTCATACTCATTCACGATCATCCACCAGCGAACACTCGAATACCTTTCAAACAAAAAATTGCGTTCAGTGGTCGCCACATTCCCGGTATGACTGACTGTGCTCCAATCGTAGTAGAGCCGGATATAGATGTACCCAGTAGACGTTGCCCGGAGCCGTAGAAAAATATCGGTATCACCTTTCAGGCCAGCACCGCCAAGGCTTCGGTCGCCAACAGAGTGCAGAATCTTGTCATAGGTATCCAGATCGTCATACACGTCCCATGCCTGCACACCATGGCTTTGGAACGACGTGATGGCCGACAGAATCGCATTGAAGAAATTGTATGTCGGCCACCCTTCCGCTTCGGAATAGTTGCCACCACCCTCGCGGGATTCGCCTGAAAAAAACTGTCCTGCTGAGCGGGCCATCACAGTACCTCACGATCTACCGCCCGAGGCCCGGTCTTGAACCAAGGTGTGAACAGCCGGCGCATCGCGTAAACCTTTGATTGGAACTGGCGCTGAGTCACGGCCACCGCGCCCACAAGCTGGTCCGAAGTAGCGTCATCTTGATCCACGACGGTCACCGTGTACGGCCCCCCGGGAGCGAGGACTGGGGAAAAGCATTTCAAGGTGTCAGCGGTCCAGGGGTACACGTCAAAGCCCTGGCCCGCCTTACCGGAAGGGCACCCAGGATCAGCAGCCGTCCCTAGCCCGCCCAGGTACACCCGATAGCGGTGCTGGACCGTGAAGGCGCCGGAGAGCTCCAGCTCGGTGCCGCCATCCTCGGAGATCGTTGCCGGCGAAATACCTGTCAAAGACGTGGCCATTAGGTCACCGTGACATTCGCGTCCGTGGTCCGGGCCAGCTGGTCATCCAGCAGCACCACGTCCGCGGCGGGGGCGGTCAGCGTGCAATTCGACACGCCGGCCACGGCCATGATTTGAGCGATCAGTTGGTTGCGCACCACATCTCCGGAGATCCCCAGCCCGTTGATGTAGGCTTTGATCGCGTCCTCCACCGCCGCGATCACAGAGGCCTCCTCGTACCCCGCGGCAACAACCAAGGACGCGGTAACATTCTGCACCAGGACAGAGGGCACCAGGACCGTCACCTGGACGCCTGCGGCGCGTAGTCCGGGATATGTGGCGCGGTCATCGGGATCGCCGTCCACCACCAGCTGCGCCAGCGCGATCAACCCTGTGAACCGCTCATACTCCGCGAAGACTGCTTCTCCGGCCACCAGCGCCGTCACAAAGTTGATCTGCCCGCTGGCCCGGTCCAGGTAGTAGTCGGTCCCCTCCGTAAGTACCCCCCGCTCTGAGCTGAAAAGCGCGTAGCCCGCGGCGGAGTGAATAGCGCCGTATTGCAGCGCCAGGTATTCTTCCCCGCCGACTGCGGTGTCCGCCGGCGGGCCGGCCAGTCCTTCGGTGACGCACTCCATGTTTTTCCTGGAGGTCGTGGCGCCGGTGGGGATAGTCAAGGACCCTGGATTTGCAATCGTGACCGAGACCCCCGGGGTAATGCCGGTGACCTCAAAGAGCTGGCCATCCGACACTAGGCCGATCCAGTCGCCGACGGAAACCTCCGAAGTATCCGCAGAGGTAACAGTGGTGGTCCCCGCCCAGGTGTAGGTCGCCGTGAGCTCTGTGCCTCGCACGTCTTCGCTAGTCTGAGCAGAACCCGTGCCGTCGTCAATGTAGAGGGTCGCAGTCCCCGGGGACAGCGGGTCCTCCACCGTCTTAGCGAAAAGGATGGTGGCGCCCGTTGTTTCATCCTGGAGGCCCAGCACCCCGCTTTCCAGACCGGAGACCGTAGAGCGACTCAAGCCCGCGATGTACTCCTTGAGGCGGGCACGGAAGGCATCATCGGACTCCTGGTCCGCGCCGTTGATGGTCGGGCTTAGGTTGATCACCCCATCCACCCCGGACGGCTTAGTCGCGAAGGCGATGATGGTCTGTGAGGCCACATTCCCCGCAGCCCCGCCGGCAGCGGCCACCACGGGCACCAGGCCGGAGTCTTGGCCCACGCTATGCCCTGAGATCAATACTGGACTCACGGCCGTGATGCTGCCGGCCGCGGTGGTGACGAACTCCTCCCCTCCGGCGGTCTTGACCTTTGTGCCCGCCGCGATTGCCGTGGTCCCCGTGGTCCCCGTGCGGAAAAACACGACGTTGCCCGTCGCCTTAACCGCTTCATTCCGCGTGATGGTCGCCGGCTGGATCTCCGCGGCCCGTGCGTCCAGGTCTTCGCCAGTCGCGGTGTCGATCGAAAACAAATCCAGCAGGAGCGTCATCGAGAAATAGATCTCGGCATCCTCCTGCGCCGCTGCCGCAAGAATCTGCTTTGCGACCGACGTGTCCGAAATATCGGACAACGCTGTCCGGGCAACCATCTTCGCGATCATGCTGGCGATAATCTGCTGATAGCTCTTGGGGGCGAATCGGGGCATCCTTGTCTCCTAAAGGGCAACCTGCAAGGGCTTAGACTCCGTAAACCCGCGGATAGCCACGTCCAGATCAACGGTCACCTTATCCGCTTGTTCCGGATTATCAGGCGTGGCCGTCGTGAACTGGACCCGCCGAACCGCTGCAACCCGCGGATCCTTTGTGAGAGCCTCCGACAACCGAAAGCGGGCGGTCTCCAGGTCCACGGGCAACAGGCGCAGGGCCACAAGGGGATCCACCCCGACTTGCTGGTACAGCGGATTAGTCCCCCGGTCCGTGATCACGCGAGAAACCAGGGCTTGCGTCAGGTTTTTGACCCCCGAGAGCGTCTTGAAGTCCTCGGACCCATGGTCCGCGTCGATTGCGATGTCGTAAACGGCCCTAGAGCTCCCTGCGGCGCCTGTGATGGCCTCCAGCTCCAGGTCGGTCCCCAAGAGCTGGGCCTCGACGCCCTCCTCCGCAGGGACGCCCATGACGGGCACAAGGGGCAAATCCAAAACCGAGGGTTTGGTCGACGGGATCAAAATCTTGCTCCCGACGCCCAAAGCATTCGGGAAGGGTAGCAGGTCCGCGCCGGTGGCCTGCCCGGTAACCACGCTTGCGGCGCCAGACCCTCCAACCAGAGGCGCGCTTGCTTGCGCGTCAATAAACGGCGGCTTGAGGCCGTTGATCAACGCGATGGCCGGCCACTTGCGAGCGTTGCCCAGGTAGCGTGCCGCCAAGCTGGCCAGGGTATCCCCTTGGCCCAGCTCCACCTGCCGGGCGGATAGGTAGCTATCTTGCCCAGTACCCACCTGGAGCTGGCCTTCCATGGCCTGCACGTCCCCGGGAGTCAGCGCGGTGCCCAGGGCGTCCGCGGCGTCAAGGGTCGTGGGCGCGGCGCTAGCTTCGGCCGCCGCTTTCCGTTCTGCCGAGACGCTTAGCCGGCTGGACTGCGCCGACAGCTTTTGCTTGATGGCCACGTCCAGGGCGGGCTCGAAGATAGAAGGGAAGGCGCCTACGAGCTCCAATCCGCTTTGCAGCTGAGAGAGCTTGTGATCTACCACGTCCGGGATGGTCCGGGCTTTATCCGTAAGCTCATTGAAGGTCGCGACAACGGCCCGGGCCGCCTCCACACCCGCGATTACAGATTCAACGATCTGATAGGGGATGGCGGTGATCAGGTCAATGGTGCCGGCCAGCAGGTCGCCGAGGGCGGAAGTGATGGAAATGGCAGCGTCCAGGATGTCATCGATCGAGTTGATGATCCCGCGCAGCTCGCCCACAAAGGCGGTCAAATCGTTTATGGCGCCGGCCATCATGGCGAATGCCCGCCGCACGGACTCCAGCGCATCGCGGAGGGAGTCAAGCCAGTCCTTGTCCTCAGAGAAATCGACGTTAAGCGCCTCCGCCTTATCCACCACCAGGAGCTCGATCCGATAGCTGTAAGCGAAAGGGGAGCTTGCATCTCGGGTCAACGTGAAGTCCTGGGGGACCACCAGCCAATGTTCTTCGTCTTTCGGATTATGGAAAATCAGATGGGTGTCGGCGGCGGTGGATGGATCGCGTTTGAGATCGGCGTAGGTCCGGAATACCGCGTCCTGGAGGTACTGGAAATGCCGCTGCCCGCTTAGCTTGTCCAGGATGATCTCGGGCAGCGCCCGTCCGTAACTCTTTTGATCATTGCTCAGGATCGCAGGGAAAGCGTCCGCCTTATTGACAGGGAGGCGCCGGGGTTTGAAACCGGTCTGCCCGCTGAGCTGGATGGTCCGCTGGACAATCCCATTTTCTTCAACGTAGAGTCCGCCGCCCTGGGTTTGGGTGGCCTCGACAGTGAAAGGCTCGGAGATGGTGTACCCGGAGGGAGGCACTACCAGCGGGAACACATAGCCCAATGCAGCGCCGACGGTGCCGACCTGCCGCGGGACGCGCATCTCAAAGTAATACAGGTACCGGCCCAAGAACTTATCGTCCTCAGTGAGCTTTTGCCGGGTCTGCTCTTTGATCAGCTCAAATGTGCTTGGGGGCATCGCTCCTCCTGGTCCCTAATGTCGGGGAATCCCAGTGATCCGTCAACATCTCAAAGGATGGCCTCGCCGTCCGTTTCGGTCTCGGCATTGTCCAGGATGTGCTGGAGCGCGGCTACCACCCCGACCGAGATCAGCTCCGCCAAAGGGGCAAAATCAGCCTCCGTGGTATCCCCATTGGGCGTGGTCGGGTATTGAGCGACCGCCTCGGTCTTGATCGCGGCCTCGATCGCCGCCTTAGCCGCCGTCAAATTCATAGCCATGGGGCCTCCTTAGCCGTCGGGCATCGAAATCTTTGTGGACTTCACGGCCGCCGCCAGGGACGGCGCCGCCAACACCGGCGCCGGGGGTACTGTCACCGGCACCACGGGCACGGGCGGCCCAGGGGCCGGGATCAAAGGCGCGATGTAGGTGCTGGGATTTGCGTGGACGTGGGTGTCGAACGTGTTGAGTTTGGGGAGCACCACGGTGTCCCACCAGGATTGCAGCTGCTCAAAGATCGCAGCATGGACCGCCCCGTCCCCCAGTTTCAGAGCGGCATTCGCGTCTTTTTCCGTGAGCTCCAGCGTAGCGCCCTGAGCGACTTTGACCACCACGCCGTCCTTGCTATTTGTGATCCGCATGACTTCGTTGGGGGGTTCCGCGCCCATGTCGTAGAAAATCACTTCATGGAGGGCATCCTGGGGCAGCACATGGGTTTGCGCGCCTGATCCGTCCGTTGGGGGGGCGGGCTCTGCTCCTGTATCCGCGAGCTCCCCGTTATTCGCCCTGGAGGTGTCCACCGTCCAGTTGCCGGCGCCGTCTACGCCATAAAACGCACCATGGTGCTTGATCAGATCAGGATCCCCGTCGGCTACCGTGAGTTTCGTCCGCCGGCCCAGGGCCGCATCCTCCGGCGCTCCAGCATCCCGGGCAGGGTGCGGAAGGCCCCGCAGGATCACCGGCCGGTCCAGCGAGTTGCCAATGAACCCGATCAACACATGATCCCCGTCCAGATCAGCGGGGTTAGACGTTGAGTTGAGCTCATTGCCCGAAATGTCCACCGTAGCCGCCCGGGGTTTCCAGATTCGGCCCCGGTGCATCCCCCCGGTAGGCTGGGCCACCAGGACGTTTTTCAGGCCCATCCAGCGGCCCCGGACCCCCGCATACACGAGCACGTCGCAATACACCGCCGAAGGCACGCTGCGGTCGTTTCCGGCCATCGGGTGGCCATCGCTGTCCGAGACATAGGTGGCCAGGACCACACCCGCCATGAGGGCGCCCTGGGCGTCTAAGGGGTCGATGTCGCCGACCCGACGCATTGCCAAGCCGGATTGAATCCGGGTGCCCCTGCCCACTTTTCTCGATTTGCCCATGATCCCTCCTACGCGGTGCCAACTTCGTAACCGTAATTGAGCGAATCCGTGACGAGCTTAGGGACAGAATACGCGGCCGACGCCTTTTGCAGCGCGGCTAGGAGCTCTGCATCCTCGCCAGGCCAGCCGCGGGTGACTCCCAGGGTGGTTCGCGTCCCCCGACCAAAGGACCAGGCGTTAGACACCTGCTCGACGTAGTAGGTCTCTGCCCGCTTCACGTCGCCCCAGATCGCGTTTGGGATCTTCACGCGGCATCCCACCCGGATGTCAGGCCGGCCGATCCCTAGCTCCAGGGTGCCGTTGTATTGATAGGGCGCCACCGCGTACCAGTCGCGGATTATCCGCCGTTGAATCTCAGACATGACCCCGAAATCCAGGTCATCGGGCGCTTGGTTCGACTGCACGTCATGGCGGCGCATCCCGTGGACCTGGTAATCCTCCCGGTCGATCAGCGGGGCCAGGATGGTTAGGGCCTCGGCTCCCATAGCCTCTGTATGGATCTGCGAGGCCACGAAAACCGTGTTGAACCGCTCCAGCCCGCTGCGCCCAATGTCAAACTCCACGATCTGCTGCGAAGGCACAATAAACGTAGGCAGCTTAGCCCACTTGTCCTGGTAGCCTTTGATCTTCACCGCCGGGTCCACCACGGGAAAGGGCTTGTCCCGGAGTACCACTGTCATTTCTTGGGCCGCGTCCCCCAGGGGCAGCGGATCACCGTTGCCGATGCGGCTTGAGTAGGGATCGCCGTCGGGCAGCAGGTCCGCATAGAACTCAGTAAACATGGGGTCGCTATACTGCCGCGCCAGATTCCAAAGCGTGTCTTGCTGGACATAGGACGGGTTGAACCCTTTGCGCGCCGGGATATTCTGGAAATGCTCCGTCGAGAATGCGACGGACAGCAAAAAGCTCCCCGGGTAGGCGTCGGGCATCGATCCGGGCACAGCCCACTTTGGCCCTTTATTCTCGGCCAAGGACTCCAGGAATTTTTTGAGGTAGATCTGGACCGCTTCAGCCGGGCTCCCGACGACCTCTGGAAGGCCTTGCATAACCTGGTTTGCGATCGCCTCGGTCACCAGGTCATTATTCGCATAGGGAGAAAACCAGACCGGGGTATTTTCCCAGATTTTCGACCAGTCCTGCCCCGTGATCGTGAAGGCTTCAGCCGTAGCCCCCGAACCGCTCACCACCCGGCGCCGGCGGATCTCGGAGACCAACCCTCGCATGGTGTGCCAGGGGCGGTCATGGCGCCAAAATACGATGTCCACCCAGTCATCATCGTCCAGGGCCGCCAACAGGCTATCGGTCACCCTGGAGGGTTTGAGCATGATCGAGAATGTACCCGGCCCGCCGTCCAGGGCCTTCGAGGTGGTTACCTGCAACAGGGAAGGGTGCGCATCCGAGGGGCGCCGACCATCCAAACGGACTGGACCCGCGACTGCCTTGAGCAGCGTCGGATTATTGCCCCGGGCATAGAAAGTCACCTCGGCCCAGCTGGTCTCGGACCCCTGGAAACCTGGACGTGGATCTTGTGTCAGCACGGCTAATTCCCCAGGATAACGCTAAGAATATCCCACATCGAGGCGTTATCCTTGCCGCTCACCCGCTCCACGGCATCGGCAAAGCGCCCCAGGCCGTTGACCACCCGATTTAGGATCGAGTTTTTCTCGCCGGCAAGCTGGGCGAACGAATTTGTCATTTTAGTCGCCGAGACTTCCATCTTTTTGATCACACCGATCATGCGCGACCCCACCGCCAGCTGCTTATTCTGGATCTCAGCTTGCTGGCGCAGATTAGGCCCCATGCGGGTGATCATCGCCTCTGCGGCCTTGGCGAGTTGCGCTGGGGTCTGGAGGCTCCCTGCCAGGCCTTCGCCGGCCTTGCGGCGCCCCCGCTCCGCGTCCAGGTAAGCCTGCTCGTCATCCGTGAGCTGGCGCCCTTCGGCCCGCTTGCCCAGGAGGGACATCTCCCGGGCACCCACCTGAACGCCCATTTTGCCCAGCTGGCGACGAGCGAATAGGCGCCCACCGGCACCGCCCCCGCCGGTTTGGACTAGGCGTTTGATCAGCTCAGGGGTGGCCCCGCCCGACTTTTGCATCTCCTCCATGCGGATAAAGGCCTGCTCGACCTCCCGGGCGCCACCGCTTCCCGTGTAGCCCCCAAAAAGCTGCATGAGCATGAGATCAAGCCCGCCCGTCGGTCCGCGGGCGCCCATGCCCTGGACGTGCTGCTGGATGCCAGCGCCCACGGCTAAGGCCCTGGGCATCTGCAAGCCCCCCTCGCTCAGCTCGGAAGCAATGCCTTTAAGCGACTGCTCGGCCATGGGGATGCCCGTTTGGCGGAATTGATCGATCCCCGCGGCTACTTGCTGGAGGTATTGGGGCACCTCAGAGCCCACCAGTCCCAGCCGCACCGCATTGGTCAAGGCCAGCTGGAAGGCTTCGCCCGCTTGGCCATCCCCGCCGACCAGGCCCCCACGCCGGCCTGCCTGGAGGAACTTGCCAGACAAGCCCGGATCCACCCCGAATAGGGTGTTGGCCGCCATAGCCCGGGGGAGGATGCTTTGGGCCTGAGAGCCGCCTAGACGGCCCCCACCGGCCTGCAAGAGCATGGACGCCTCTTGGGCCGCTTCCTGCTCGCTCAAGCCCCTCAGGCGACTCCCTAGCCGCCTCAGGTCCCCAAAGGAGCGAGCTTCGTCGAGTTTTTGTTGGGCTTCACCGATTGCGCCCCGGCGCTCCATGATTTTTTCGTTATACGGGGCCAGTCGTTCCCAAACTTCGCCGGTGGCCTCCCGGCGGAGTCGCTCGTCCTCCGATTCCCCCCTTTCCGGCCACGGGGGAGCGGGCGTCTTTCCCAGGAAAGCCGCTTTTTGCGCATCTGACGGGCCGCTTGGTCCCCCAAAGGTGTCGGTCACTACATCCCAGCCGCGGTCAAAGGCCCGACCGCGATCGGTGCCCGGTGCGGCGCCCCCCAAGCGCCGAATCATCCCCTTGGGCACCTCGGTCCAGGAAGGCTCATAGGATTCCCGGACTGCGGCGGCCGCCTCTTGGAGCGGCATGGGGATCTTGACCTCCGGGTAAGCCTCCCGCGTGCGAGCGAGCCCTGTTTCCGCGGCCTGGATTTCTCGGAGCTGCTGGGGACCACCTAGCATGGGCGCCATGGCCACCTTTTGCCGCTGCCACTGGAGCGCCTGCTCCGCATAGGCGGCGCTGGTACCCAGCATTCCGGATAAGATGCCGCCGCCGGGGAGAGCGGCCAGGGCCTCCTGCATTCCAGGCAAGCCCGTGAAGGCCGCATGGCCGATTCCGCGCATCACGCCAAAGCCGCGGCGAAAGCCTCCGCCGGCCATCTGCCCGGCCATCTGCGCGCCCATACCCTGCCCGCGTTGGAGGAATAATCCCGCCGGCCCGGGCATAGCGGTTTGCGCAAACCCCTGTCCGAAGGCGGCCAGGCCCTCTTTGGTTGCCTGCTTGCGGTAATCCAGCGCGTCCTTTCGGGCTTTGGCCACCCGCTCCGCCGCGTCGGCTTCGTCGGCGTACAGCTGCCGAAGTAAACGCACCTCTTGGGTCAACCCCCGGGCCGCCTCCTTGGCCTTGTCCATGCGCTCTTGCTGCGTCTTCCAGGCTTCACTCCCCTGATCGGCGATGCCCTCCATGGCCCGGAGTGCGTCAACCTGCTCCTCCGTGAGGCCTTTGATCTTGGCCTGCAAACCCGATATGCGGGACTCGACCGCGGTGTACTTCTCCGCCTGGGCCTTCAGTCCGTCAAGCGCGGCCTGATTCAAGCCGGTGACTTTCCGCATCAGCTTGTCCATGCCGCGGGACTCTCCCCGCACTACCACGTTTGTCCTGGTTTCTCTTGCCATGCTAGTCCTCGTCGAAGTCTGGGATCCGGCCTTCCGCGAATTCTCTTTCCCACTTGTCGATCAGGGCATCCTCATCTTGATCCGTATCCTCGTCGAATATCGAGTTGAGCTCCCGCAAACGCCGGTGGAGCTCACCCGCATTGTCGCCGACACCATATTGATCTTCCAGCAGCTCCAAGATCTCATCTCGCTCCACCAGGAGGTCCTCCAAGATCTCCTGGTTCAAATCCTCCAACGTCCGGGACAAGAACAAGGGATGGTTCCCGGGCAGCTGGTATTTTTGACTCCACCATCGGCGGAGGCGCGAAAGCTCCTGCTGGTACTCAGTCTGCGCTTTCCTCTTGATCAGCTCCGAGTCCGTGAAACGCCGCCTCGTGGGCCATCACCTCCTCGAAGATGGCCTGGAGGAGCGACAGATCGATCAAGGCTTGCAGGTCCTTGGCCCAGTCCGGCCGCGTGACCAGGGTATAGGTCATGTGCGAGACCATCAGGTTGATGTCGCTTGTCGTGATGTCCAGCGCATCCTGGGGCATCCCTCCGCTCAACTTGGCCCGCAGCACCCCGATCATCTGCCGGGTTTGGATATCCGGCACCTCATTGACAAACTCCCCCTTCCATACGCGCCCCCGCCGGTCCTTCCAATCCAACTGGAAGGTGTAGCGCCGTTCCTGCTTAGGATCGGCTTTCGGTTGGGGCTTTTGCTCTTGGGCCGGCGAGTCCTGCTTAAGCTCGTCAACCTTGAGGTGATCGGGTTTCAGACTTTCCAGGGTCGTGTCCAGCTTGGCTTGGTCCATTGCTACCTCCTGGGCCTAACATCGCACGGGCGCCGGGAGGCGGCAATATCTCAAAAAACGCCCTCCCAACAGGCGCGGGGGATCACCTGCCAAGAGGGCGCTAAGCCCAGAGGTAGCACCCTGGGGTTACTCGCCGGTCTCGTCGACCATCCTAATCGCGTTGAACTCGACCTCGGATCCTACGATCCCACGAGCGTCCACGCTCCAGTTGAAGCTGGCGATCTTGACCTGCTGCAACGTGGCCAGGGTCTCGCCGGTCTTGGAATCCTCGATCGTGGCCACGAGCTCGCCGGTCGTGAGGATGTTTTCCAGGTGCGTCCGGGGATCCTGGGCCACGGCGGGGAACCACCCGGCCTTTTTCAGGGTCTCGCCGACGATTCGGAACATGCTCGCGGTCAACGTGACTCGGTACCCGACGGGCACGAACTCCTCGACCTGGACGTTATCCAGGACTTCCATCGGCTCATAGGTCACCTGCTCGGAAACCGAGACGTTGCGGGCGTAACCGATCTGGACGCCCTGGACCTTGAATCGAGCCCTGGCCCCTGTGAATACGGCGCCCTTTTGCTTATCGCTCATTGCCATCGTTCAGCTCCTTACGCAGACTGCTGGATCGTGACCAGGTGGAAGGTCGAAGCCACGAAGTTGATCGGAAGAACTGGCGCCATTTCCAGCTCGACGCTCAAGACGTCGACCACCAGATCGATGTTGAGACTCCGCCAGGCCACCAGAATTTGCTCGTCGATCAGGAGGCCGGCCAGGTTGACTACGACACCCTTTGCCGAATTGATCGTGCCGGAAAACCCCTTGCGGCCAACCACCACTTCCAGGTTGGTCCGCAGGGTGTAGGCGGCGTAGCTCGCGGCCTCCACCACGGAGGCCTCGCAGTAGGCCAGATTGTTCGAGGTGAGGTGGGTGGTGTTGTTGCGCACCACACGCCTCCCGACGCCCTCGACCTCCTCCAGGAAGCACAAGCCCGCCTGGATCATCTCTTCGCCATCGTCCACCGGGTTCCAGGCGCCGGATCCGCCCGCCTGCCGGAGGCTCAGCACGTTGGCATATTTGAAGGTCAGGGGGGTGCCGATCGGGCTGCCCGCCTGCATCCCGGCGATCGCGGCCGCCAGGTAGGGCGGATCGAATTCCTCCCGCTCGCCGGCGGTGTTGTACCGCTCGATTGCCTGCGCGACCGCCCGGGTGTACTTGGAATTGAGATCGATGATCTGCGATTTGATCTCCGCCTTGCTGGCCAAGTCGGTCCCACCTGAATTCAGGAGGCCGACCACCACGTCCCGCTCCGACCGGCCCTGTCCGCACATATAGGCGGCGTGGGCATCCGCGGCCGCGTGGACCGAAGGATCATAGGTGAGGGGGACCACGGTATTGACGCGCACCTGCTTGAGCAGATTCAGGGCGTCCTGCCAGTCCTGCGCGGTCGTGGTGCCCTCGACTCCGCCTGTCAGGTAGACCGGGGCGGTGGTGTTGCTCGGGGCTCCACCTGCGGCGCCCGTCGCCACCGTGGCGACGATCAGCGCGCTATTGTTTTCGATCCAATCCTGGATCGCCCACAGATCCGCGTAGAAATCCGGGGCCGCCGGGGACAGACAGCTCACCGGGCCAGCGCCGTCGGTGGTATTGTCCAAATCCGCAGGGTCGAAGCTGGTCAGGCCGGTGTTGATGTTGCAAATGAACCCGTAGGTGGTGGCCACCGGGGTCCGGGACTTGGCGTTGAAGTAGTCCGCCACCTTTTGCAAGGTGTTGTGCGTGGCCGGGACCGTGCGTGCGGCTTCGGCGTTCAGCGTGACCGCGGTGGCCGCGGCGACCGCGCCGTAAGCGAGATACTGGAGCTCCGACCATTCCGCGACCCCCGGCACCGGGGTCGTGCCGTTCAGCGTGATCTGCTCCAGCTGGGCCGCGCCGGTCTTGCTCAAGCCGACCAGGACCAGATCATCGGTGGATGCGCCCCCTGCGACGGCCGTGACAGCGCCCTGAGCGACGTGGGTGTCCTCACAGGCGACCAGGCCCGCGGTCCCGTCGGTGCCGGCAGCGATCGTCAAGATCGTCGCCGGGTCATCGTCCGAGACGGTCACGGTGCCGACTGTCGTACCCACGATCCGGGCCCCCAGCACCGCGGACATCGACACCTGCCCCGCCTGAGAGCTCGTGCCGTCCAGGGTGAAGGACTCGCTCACGGCCGCGGTGCCGGCGGCGTTCAACCCGTACACGATCACCTGCATTCCCACGTCAAGGGCGTTGGAAGACACCACGTCCAGGACCGAGGCCGCGCTCGGTTGCGCCGTGATCTCCGAGTCCAAGCCCGACTCTTGCCGGGTGCCGGTGGCCACTACCGCGCCGCCGGCCTCGACCTCCGCGATCATCGCATCCCAGCCGGCGCCGCTGTCCACATAGGACAGATCGAACATCGAGTCACCGCCCAGATCATCCTTGACCTCGATGGTGTCCTCGAAAGTGATGGTCAGGAGCTTGCCCTGATTCGTGCCATCCGCGATGGTCACGTTGATCTGCGACGTGAAGGCGCCATAATCGGCGCTCACCAGGTCGAGGGCGTCCCCGTAGGTGTTGGCCAGGCTCCCGCTGGACTGGGTGGCGGGGTTGACTTTCATCGCGATCACTTGCGAAGCACCGCCGGGGATGTCCTGATCCTTGGAGGGCGCAAACAAAATGTCCATGACTTCGCGCAGGGGGCCGCTGCGGAACAGCTGCCGGCCCTGCTCAGGCTTGGTCACGCGGATCAGATCTGCGGGCTCGGTGATCTCAGAGACCGGCTTGCCGCCCACCGCTTCGCCCAAGACCGCGACGATACCCGTGGCGCCCAGGCCTACGGACTCCAGACCCGAGGCGTCGATCACGGAATAGCTGCCGGGCCGGTAGAGCAACAGGCCGTTGAAAAACAGGGACGAGGGCATATCTCACTCCTTTACTGTGTCGGCCGGGTCTTGTAGGCCTGGAGGGCGTCTCGCCATTCCTGGACCGTCAAGGGGCCAAGGTTGTTTCGCTTCGCGTAATGCTTGAATCCTGCCAGTTGATCCCAACGCGGTCCCGCTATCCGCAGAAATACCTCCAAGCGCACTTTAGGCTTGACCGGTTCTGCCGACTTTGCCGGCACGGGTTCTACCGGCGCGGTCTTCGACTTGGATTTCATCTTGCCCGGCTTCGTGGGTTTCTCCGCCTTGGCAGACTCCGGCGCAGGTACCCAGTCTTTTTCGTCCGGGGCGGAAGTTTCTTCGGAAGCGGGGGAGTCAACGGGGGCATCCTCCGCCGGCGAGTCCAGGTCCAGATCCTTCTTTTTGCGCTTACTCATCTTCGTCTCCCAGGGAATAGGGCACTAGCTGATCTCTCACGTCCCCAACATCGGCGAGACTGCCGGATCTGTCAACGTGTAACCCGTCCACCTTCCAGGCCCGCCCTAGCTCAGAATCCGGCAACGCCCGCGAGAATTCCTGCTGGCAAGTGAAGACCAGCTGCCGTCCGAAAATGTGCTCCGGGATATAGCGGGGATCTGGGGCCAGATCGGCGCCGGAGAATCGAAATTGAAAGGCGTTCAGATCATCCACCAGGTCCCGGAGCGCCGACAACAGGATCTCTTTGACGATCTGGTAGTAGGCCGCCGTAATGTCCGGGTGCTCTGTCAGGATAACCAGGTGAAAGCGGTATTCCCAATTCGAGCTCACGATGTCCTCGCCGATGTCGGTCATGCCGGCAAAGTCCCCGATCCAGCTGTCCGTCTCTTGCTCGCTTGCGAGGATTATCGCCACTAGCGGAAAGTCCGCCGCCTTGCGCGGATAACCCGTCACCACGGCCAACCCTTCGGCCGCCAGGTAGGCTTTGATTTTCGCCCGCTCAGTCGCCTCGATCGGAAATTGGAGCTCGAACAAGGGATCCAACAGGTCCGGATTAGCCTTCGCCGCGGCTACGCCGGCGGACAGCACGTCAAACAAAGCGCGGTGGATCATGATCCCTCCAACAGAGCGGCGATCAGCTCCGGCGCCAGGCGCTCAATAAACCGCGCCACCTTCTCCGCCAGGTGGCGCGCCGGGAAGGGCTTGCGAATCCAGCTGCCATCGTTCACCGCGGTTGAAATGGTACGAAATGTTATGTACTGCGACTGCGCTGGGCCGCCCTCAGAGTAGGTGTGCTCCTCGCGGATCATGCCCTCGTAAATGTCGCTCTTATGCGCAGTCCCCGTCGTGGGGTTTCGGAGCGCGTAAGCACCACCCACGCCCGCGGGGAGCTTTTTGTCCTCCAGGGGCGCATAGGCGTCCCGGTAGGCCGTCAACGCCTTCGCCTGGGCGTACACCTCCGCCCCCATGCGCTTCCAATTCCCCACCGCGGCCTCCTTGGAGTAGGCCTTACCCATCTCCAGCCCCGTTGCCTTCCCCCTGGGCGCCTCTTTCGAGCCCGGGGTGGTGTGCCGGAAGGGGATGGCCCGGTAGAAGTCCCCGTCCTCGGTCTCGTACATCCCCCGCCCGCCGGCGCCAGGCTCTTTGACGGGAACGCGGCCCGGGTCCAGGAGGAAATCCCGCATGTCCTGGGCCGGCGCCCCATGCTCCAGCATGTTCGGGAGCTCACCCACTAGAGCTACCACGGCCTGCCCCGGGGACAGCTCCGGCTCGTGGATCGCGTTCAGGTAGTCCAGGCGGAAAGAGGACTCTGCGAGCTCCTTAGCGCCAAGGCGCTGCCACTCCGCGTAGCCCGCAGCCGCCAGATCTCCGACCAGCTGATCGATCATCTCAGGGGTCGCAACCTGCTTTAGCGACAGATTGACCTCCTGCTGGATGTCGGCGACTTTGATCATGATTGCACCAGGAAATCGTAGCGCAGCATGGCCTGGAGGGGCAGATCCCGGGGGTTGCCCGTCGGCGTCACCAGGTTTTTCGTTTTGAGCTTCCGCGAGGTCATGCGGATCACATGCGGGTGCTCCACCACGATAAAAGCAGGATGGCACAAATAGTGCGCCGACAACCGCACCGCCCCCGGTTCCTTCCCTGGCACCCACTGGAGCTCCCCGTCCGCAGTCACGATGTAATCGGCCTCAGGCTCGAAGACCTGATCAACCGAGCGTAGCAGGTTAACCCCGGTGGTGCGATAGCGCAGCGGCACCTGGGCGCCGGTGCTGTATTCCACCACCTCGGTATAAACGATCTGCGGGTCCAGGAGCGTGATTCGGTCATAGTACCCGATCTTGTTTTCGGCCCGCACCGTGCCCATCATCGTGCCCGAGACCCACTTGCCTGTCTGCTCCCAGGGCTGGGTAACCGCGGTGATGTTGACCACCATCGCCCTGATCAGTAGGGCGCCGTTATCGTCAACGAGCGCCTGCTGGCATTCGTCCAGCACATAGTCGGCGGTGCGATCAGCCTGCACCCCACCCTGGGGGCCAAAGTAGATAAACCCCCGGCCCCCGCACAGCGGGCACGTCGGGTCCGGGTCGCTCGACTGGGAAGCTATTGGCGCGCAGGGGCAAGCTCCCGCCCGCTCCCAGGCCGCCAGATAGCCTTTGGTTTCGATCGCCAGCGCAAAATCGTCGGGCTTGAAGTCAACGCGCTTACCCGCTTCTTTCGTTCCTGCCGGGATGCCTAGCACTCCGGCCTGGGGCATGGTGATCGTGGGCATCGGCTAGACCACCGTGATCCGAAGACCCTTGAAGTATTTGTGCAGCATCGGCAGTAACTCCTTGATTTCCTTGGAGTATTGGAGCAAACGTGCGCCGTAACCGGCGTTTGTGGCGCTGCTCGTGGTGTTGAACCCCATGGAGAGCCCGTCCATAGACAAATTCTGCGATGCAATCCCGGCGCCGCCCAGCAGGTCGCCGGCGATGTTCAAAGGCCCGAAGCTGGCCCGCTTGCCGATCAGCTCCTTGAGCATCGGGGGCACCTCCTCCAGGCCGGCGGTGTAACTCACTCGGAAGGCGTCCGGCACCCGACGCGCTCCGCCGTAGATCAGGGGCATCCAGGTGCCCGCGGCACCGACCATCACCGTCCCGATCGAGCCCGTGCCCGGGAGGAGCTGGAGCTGCCCAGACAGCTTGTCCGGGTGAATCCAATCCGCAGGGAAGTCCTGGACCACGACCTCCCCGGGCAAGACCAGCTTCACAGAGTCCACCGCCAGGAGCGGGTAGTGATACAGGTTGATCCAGATATATTGCTCGTAGTCCTCCCTGTAATAATCGTGCTTCTCATCCGTGATCGTCTTAGGTCTGATCGGGATGTCCAGGCGCATCTCCGCCCAGCTCACCGCGGCTTTGATCGCGAACTCAAACAGGCTATCGGGGTAGTCCTCCCCGGCATCATTCGTTAGGTCTAAGCCGAAAAGGAAAAACTCCTTGAGCTCCGCAACCGACATGATGTCGAGAGCGGGATCGCCTTCGCCCTGGATAGCCTCGGACTGGCCCGATTCCAGGGCCGACGTGGGGTTGAAATACGAGGACTTGTAGTAATAGTCCTGGTCTCCCGCCTCGTCGACAAACTCGTAAGCCGAGACTGCCGGGTCCAGGGTCAACCGGGTGGACGGCGTGGTGAGCTCTGAATAGGTCCCGGAAATCCCCGTGGTGGAGCGGTAGATCTTGATCTGCGTGAAGGTGTCCAGGACTTGCTCGATACTGGGCACCACGATCTTTAGGGTGATAACGGCCACGCTAGTCCTCCTCGTCTGCCCTCAACATCACAGGTTTTAGTTGATCTGCCAAGGTCAGAGGGCGCCTCTCAGGCGCAGCGGAGCTCTCAGGGACGTTTTCCCCGGCCGAGCCGGCACCAGGGGCCACCTCGTCCGCCAAAAGCCCTGGACGGGCTATATCCGCCTCCAGCAGAGGCCGGAAATCGGTTGCCAGGCCTGCACAGTCGCCGGTCCCCGCTTCGCCCAAGCCAAAGGTTAGAATGCCCGCTTGGATCATGGCGCCGGCTCCCGCCCGTAGACTGCGCCGTCTGCCGGGGCGCCACCCGCGTCTAGCAGGTTGTAGCGCTTCCACTCAGTCACGCCATCGGCCTCATAGACCACCAGCTGAGAATTGGCGGCGTCGATCCAGTTTTTATGGTGATTGAGCTTGTAGTCTGCCGCCGCGGCCTCTGCCAGTGAGCCCGGGCTAGTAGCCGCGATCGCCGCCAAGGGTTGCCCCAGGATTGCCTCCACCAGGGTGTCCAGCGGGCAGATCCCAGCAGGGATCATCACATAGGCGCTCGTGGTGTCCGGGATAACATGCCACGGGCGCTGGACCGTTGCGGTTCTAGTAGCGCCGATGTACCCCGTGACCAGGCGGGCCTGGTCGGCACCCGTTCCAGATCGAATGAAAATAATTTGCCCTACATACTCATCGTTCCCCGCGACGGCCAAGTCGTTTAGTATTGCGGTGTCCGCGGTCCCCCCTTGGATCAGTCCTTCATTGACATGCTCCCGTCCCGGGTCCGCAATAATCAAAAATTCGGTTGTCGCATCCGGATTGACTTTCCAATCCCGATCAACCGTAGCTCGTCGCTCGCTCCCTGTGTATTGCAAAATGAGCCGAGACTGTCCAGCGCCGGTGCCGTCAGTGAGCGTGATTAGGGCCGGGTCATAAGCGCCATCCAGCCCGGACGCACCCGCGTCCAATATGATCTGGTTTCCGTTTTCGCCCGGGCCGGCCGATGTGCCCTCGTGGATCACAGGTGAAGCGAGCTGGCGAAGTTTCCGCCCGGCCGAATTGATGGTGTTATGGTGCGCCCCCGTTAGGATGGCATCCCAAACCGCATCCTCCACGTCCTGCTTAGTAAGCGAACTCCCGCTCCCGCTCCCCTCGGCCACATAAACCAAAGCCGACACCCGGGACTCAATCTGGACGGTGTGCGGATCAGCGGTGGGTAGGAACAAGGCGCCGCCATCTTCGCGGAACAGGTCACCCTCCACGATCAGCTTATGATCCGCATTGTAAGGTAAGATCCGCCAGTCGCTCCGCAAGAAAAACGTGGTACCGGAGTCAATAGCGCCGGGGAGCGCATCGCCGCCAGCTGCCCGGAGGGGAAAGCGCACTCGGCGCAAGGCCTCTGACGATCGCCAGTCCTCCTTGCCGTCAGAATAGAGATCCTGCTTGACGTTGATCAAGATCTCGCCATTGCCGTCCGGAGGCTCGATGATCGTAATGATCCGCGTCACCGAATCGAATGTGGCCTTGGCGCCCAAAGGTTACTCCTCGTCGCGGCCTTCGGCCTGGTGCGCCTCCCATGCTTCCGCTTCCCGGTTCTCTATGCCTTCCATGCCTTCAGCTTCTACCACCGATCCATCCGGCATGAGCGTGGGCAACCGGCTGGCCACGGCCTCGTTGTGGATCTGCACCCTGGACTTGTCCAGTTTTATGACCTTCCAAGGGTCTCCGACCGGGCCATCGTCCGTCATGCGGAAATGGACTTCCCAGGTAACGTGGTAGTTCAACCAGCCGCAGAACAAGGGTTGGGCCTCAAATGATCGCTTGAACCCTTCCGCACCGTAGGGCAAATCCCAGCCTTTCTCCGAGGCGTATGCCTCGATGTCGATACCGCGCTCGGGGTGCTCCTGGGCCGCCTTGCATAGCGCCAAGAGCCTCTTTATCTGCTGGCCTTCTAGGGCTTTCATGTCTCCCCCTCATTACGGGTTTTCGTAGTTCAGCTCGTCCTGCGGGTTGACGGGGATATTTTGCCCCGTGGTTTTCGTGATCGTGTATTCGACCGCCGTGTATTGGGCGCCATCATCTGCAAGGGCCACCACGATCACATCGGCGTCGGAATCCGGGGTCCTGCCGCCCTGGTTGTTGTTGGTGTAATCGAAATCCCATCCGATGCTAGCGCCGGTCACCTGCCCGTCGATGTCGGTGCCGCCGTTGTCGTCGACGATGATCGCACCCGGAGTCTCGAACCCATTTTCCTTCACGTTGCAGCTGTCCCCCGTGGCCTCGGTGACCGGTGCAGTACCATCGTCCTTCGTTGCCGTGACCGTGTTGCTGGAAGGCGAGCCGGTGATCAACCAGCGCCCGTTATTCGCAGTCTCCGTAGTGAACCCGGTGATCGCGATATAGTCGCCGTTCAGTAAGTGATCGAGCTTCCCAGCATCCCCAGTCCAATCCAGGGTTGCGTTGTCTCCTGACACACCCGTGACCTTCAAGCTGGTCACGTCCACGTCGGTGATATGGGCAAAATACATCGTGTAGCGGGTAGTCGCGTCCACTTCGTCCACGATGTTGTCGGCGAAATTCAGGTTGCCGGCCGCGGTAAACGGGAAAGTCCGCTCAGTCGAGACGATCGGGATGTACTCCGAATCCAACCCGCCTTGATCGACGGTGATGTCGTGAAACACCAGATTGTTTTTGTCGTTGTTGTCGAAGTCGTCGATGTAGACTCCGGGCTGGGTGTGCAGGATGGCGCCCACAAAGCTCGTAAACGGGATCGCGAGCTTGCCATAGACCGTGCCGAAGGCATCGCCGCCCACGTCGTCATTGATGTCGCCGCTTTGGCGGAGCTTGTATTGCGCCCAGGAGTGAATCTCTTGCAGCCGCGCCGAAACCAAGCTCAGGTCCTTCACGTCCAGGATGCGATTGAAGGCGTACCAGTCGGTGCCGATCTGGCGCTCGCCTGGGTAAGCCTCCCACGTCGCAGTCCCCGTGAAAGAAGCCCAAGGCCCGGACTCACCGCCCGTAATGGTCCCCGCTCCGGTGCAGCGCGCCCACCGCCCGGCGCCGTCCTGGACCACATCGTCCACCGCGTAGGTGGTCACCGCCGCCGTCGTGAAGCCGTTTCCCACGATGTAGTCGATCTCCAGCTCGCTATAAGTCACCCCGGAGACCGATCCTGAGTCCGCCACGATAACCGTGTCGTCGTCCACCACGTCGTTGTCGGCATCGTTGGCCAGGGAGACCTTGTAGGCCCGGAAAGTCAGCGCCGCAATACCCTGCTCTGCTAGCAGCGCATAGCTGGAGAAGTCCTTTTGCTCCTCCCTCAGGAATGACTTGAGGTAGCTGGAATAGTCCGGGGATCCGCCGGTGCCCTTGATCTGGATGTTCTCGTTGAGCTCGCCAGTCTTGTCAAAATTCGTGGTGGACTGATCGAAGCCGGCCACCTGGGCATAGTACGCCTGATCGGCGCCGCTGTCTTCCATAGAGCCCAGGGACACGATACAAGCGTTTTCCCGCCCATCGGTTTCGCGGGATCCAGCATCCCGGAACAAATCGCGGGTCTGCTGGTCCGCCGGTCCCCAACCGTTGATCCAGCGGAAGGACTCGTCATAGATCATGTAGATCGGAAAGCGGTGCTTATTGAGGTCGCTATCCGTCCGCCAGATCTCCTTGAGTTTGGAATAGACGCACTTGGCGGTGACTCCGGAGGTGGCGCCAGGGGAAGCATCGCTTAGTGTCCCCTGGGCTAACAGCTGGATCGTCTTCGCGCCGGTCTGGATTTCCATCTCATCCGCACCGCCGGCTGCCGTGTCAACGACGTAACTTAGATCATCGGGGTCCACGATCTTCGACATGGTGTAGCTCCTTATGGGTTCTCATAATTCTCGTCATTGAACATTGCCACTTTAGCCTCAGAATTAGCGTTGGGCAACGTCAAACCGTAAATGTTGCTGATATCAGGAACGTAATCAACGTGGTGGATCAAAACGTCCACCGTAGCCCCGCCCGAATGCGTGTACGAGATCTTGTACTTCCCGGCGCCATCCGACACCGTGGCGCTTTCCAGGTGGTAGAGGACCGTGGTGGTCCCCGCGGTCACGATCGTTACCTCCGAATCGTATTCCAGGCCCACCACCTCAAAAATAAACGATGCCGAGAAGGTCACGCTACCCGCGCCCGTGGCCTCGTAGGTACTCGGATCGCTATCATAGGCTTTTGTGACCACCAGATTCCCGGTGGCCGCGGTGTAGCGTACATCATAGTCATTGCCAGAAAAGAAAAGCGCGTTGTAGGTAGCCGTGCCTGAGGTGGTGTGCAGGATCGCCCGGCTATTGGCCAGGAAACGGCTATTCTTGATTGCGGTGTCCGTCACCCCAGGGCGCCAAAGTAGCGCCGCGCTAGTCGTAGAAACGAACCCGGAGAATGTGAGATTCCGGCACTCGACCGCGTACACGTCCACCTGCCCGCACGCCTTGAACTCGCAATTAGTGACATAGTGCCCCGAGTCGTTGGCGAAGAGGACCCCTTCCGTGATGTATGAAAAGGTCGTGCCGAACACCCCGAGGGCGTCAATAGCATCGCTAAAGTCGATACTCCAGCCCTCGCCGAGAAACACATTATCCACGGTGAACAATGACCCTGCAAAACCCACCCGGTCGTCCCCAGTCCCGGTGGACTGCCCGATCTCCACCTGCGTCCACGCGCTGGCACCCTCAACAAATTCGAGCACCGGCGTAATGGGTTGATCCGCTTTGACCACGCGCTCATTACGGGAGCGAAACAGAGTGCGCGCTGTGCTAGACGCATCGCCGATCGTCAAAGGTCCATTGATCACAATATCACCGTCGGGATTGCGCTGGACGATCCCAAACCAGCTATCGTCCGCTTCGTCCTTCGCGATGATGTCGGCAAAACTGATCGGCGCGTCCACGAAAGCCGCGGTCACGTTGAGCTCAGTTGCCGCCAGGTCCCCAGTAGACAGCGTTAGCGTGGCCGCGGCCACTGTGACCACTTCGTACTCGCCATCGTTGCTACTCGTGCCCGAGACCACGGCCATGTCGCCAGCTTCCCAACCGTCGGTCACAAAGCTGCCGCCATCGCTCCGCGTTATGGTATCGGCCGAAGCCCCATTGTCATTGAAATCCAAACCGTCCACCGCGCTATCACTAGAAGACACGCCGGTCACGGCATAGCTCGTGCCATATTGCATGAGGTCGATCGCGAGCACCGTTGATTTGCTGGCCGTGGCCGCGACGTTGAACCCGACACCGATGCGGTTACAAGCGGTCAAGCTGGGCGAACCGTTCGACCGATCAGCGGCCCGGTTTCCGGCGTCCAACGCGATCAGGTGCCAGCCTTTGCCTACCCAAGCAACATCCGATCCACCGACCAGATAATCCTCATAGTCCGCGGTCCACCCTGTCCCCGATCCGATCCGGACGTAAACTCCGTAAGAGCCGGACCCCAGCACAAAGCCAGGCGTGATATACACCCAGATCAAAATGATGTTGCTTGTCGCATCAAACGTCGTGCCGCTTTTGTAGACCCCGAACCCAGAATCGCCGGTCGAGCTGGGCTGGAGACCGACCGATTGCGTGCCCTCTTTGTAGATATCGCCTTCGTCGTCCCACTTGGAAGCGTTAGCGCCCCAACCGCTCCACGTTGAAACATTTTCCGCATCGTCCCAATCGGTGAAGTCTTCGGTGATAGTGGGGACGGCCATCACCGCCCCCCGTCCAGCGACAAGAAGCGATCATAGCCTAGCGCCGCGCCAATAACCGCTGCGCGCCACTCCTCGGCACCAGCCGGGGGGAAAGACACCTGCGCCCCGGGCATCTCCTCGATCGTTAGCCCCTCAAAGCCCTGGGCGTCATCCCCCAAGCAATAGACCACATTCTCGGCCGGGTGCTCATAGGCGGATAAGGGCTGGGCGCCATTGGGATCAAGCCAGCACCAGGTATGCCCCGCGAAACGCTCGTCTGCTAGCGCCTCGCGAATCGAGGTAAAGTCCCCCATATCGTTGCCTGAAAGATCAATGGTCAATCCGAATAGCCCGTACAGCGCGCCAATGTGGTTTATGAAAGCGCGGCGCCTACCATCCGCCTCTCGGTAGTGTAGCAGATAGACGCCCATGGCCTTGATCACCCATCCGCCTTGGCCTCTGCCAGGGGAGAAGCGACCCGGACTGATCCGACTTCGATCATCTGCGCCAGGATCTTGTTGAGGGCCTGGGTATAGGCCTTAGTCTCCGTCAACGATTCTCGCCACTCCTGCTGGAGCTCGCGGAGTCCGTCAATCTTGTGATTCAACTCCGCATGGACCACCTCATGCCCGTGGCAGTAGGAGTCAAACTTGGCTTCGGTGACCACCTTAGCAAACTCCACGAGAAAGCGGGATTGCATATCCGAGATCTCGCTTTTGAGAGCTCCCATAGTCTGGGTGCCCGCCTGGAGTCGCTTCTCCAGGAGCTCCTCATAGCGCTCCCGAGCCTTCACCCGGGACCGAGCAAACCACGCGATGATACTGAGGAGGATCAAAATGAGCGCGCCAGCTACCGCCAGCGCGAATGTCGTGTATTCTGGAGCCGCTGATCCCACGGGTGTATCCCCTTCCTTGATTAGTCCCTACGCCGAGCCCAGGACAAAAAGTCTGCCGCTGTTTCTACGTCCCCGTCAGCCGCGAATGCCGTGGCCCACGTCAACGCGGTGCTCCCAGCGTCCAAAGAAAGATCGCCTGAGCTGCCGGTGATAGTCGGCACTCCCTTGAAGTCTACTATCCCACCGTCCACCTTGACGCCGAACCCGCCGTTGCCGGTGCCGGAAAGAACAAGCCCATTGTCCGAACCAATCCTGGACCCATCTAGCACCAAAATTCCGTTGCCATCAGAGCCCGTAACATCGATCTCAACCGGGGTCACATGGTCGCACCGCTGGACGATCAAGCCGTTCTGGTCATCGGTGTCGCCCTGGTCGTGGATTGCCAGATAGCTCACGGTGCAATAGTCCAGGTCGTACAGCTCGATTCCGGACCACTGGAAGTCGCCATCCAGGTCGTCGACCAAGAAAGCAGTTCCCCCCACGCCCCCAA